CCTAACTGGTCAAAATCACATCCCCTAAACAAGCTAGTTCTTATGTATGATGCTATAGAACATAAGTTAGTTTATGCTGACCATTACGAACATATAACAACAGAAATAGATTATCCAGCAGACGAAGGTATGTTAATTGATGATTGGAAAGTTGGACATGCTTATTCTTTTGCTGGTCGTCCACAATATTGTGCCGACATCCTAAACTATTGGATGCTAAACCAACCACTTGAACATATACAATGGGATAACTTTTACGACCAAGATGATTTTACATATTACTATCCGTTAGATAAGATGATAGAACAATTATGTGAAAAAGTTCCAAAGTATGATAGTCTGTTTAATGAAAAAACATTTATGAAGTTTCATAGAGATTTTGTAAATGCCTTCGGTGAGTTAGAAAAAAATGGTATCGGAGTAAATACAGACTTTACAAAGATATTCGGTGAGCATATGTTAAAGTATATTCACAATAAAAAGATATATCAGAACTATAACTTTTTTACAACCACATCAAGACCATCCAACTCTATACATCATCTTAACTTTGCTGCTCTTACACCTGATATGAGGAAAGCCTTTTCACCACTTAACGATGTATTTGTTGAGTTTGACTTTGCTTCTTATCACCCAAGGTTGATTGCTAAATTGATTGACTATGACTTCGGTGACTCATCGGTTTATGGTAGGTTAGCAGATGACCTTAATGTTACAGAGTCAGAAGCAAAGACAATAACATTTCAAAATCTATATGGTGGTGTAAGAAAGGATATTGCTAAGATGAGTGAGTTTTTCAGAGGTGTTGAAAATCTAGTAACCATACTTTATGACGAATATATGACACGGAATCATATCCTATCACATATTTATAAACGACCAATGAAGAGAGCTAATTTAGGTGACCTAAATGCTCAAAAGTTATTTAACTACTACATACAATCGTATGAAACAGAACGGAATGTTACTATTTTAAACAAATTACATTTATATTTATTAGAGAAGAAGACTAACATAGTTCATTATAACTACGATAGTTTTTTATTTGATTACGCTAAAGAGGATGGAAAGGAAACAATACACGACATCCAAAACATCTTACAAGAAGATGACTTTATTATTCATAGTAAAGTTGGCAATACATATGGGACATTGAAGAATTATGAGTTTTAACCTAGATAGTCTTTTTATAGAGTGGAGAAGAATTGTACCTACGGGTGTACCTAATCCAAAGAACGCTTACCATTTAACCTTACTAAAAGAGATATGCTTATCAAAGGGTATCAGTACTGAAATAGTAGATAGTGTAATGTTGGTAATGGAAAAGGAAGAAACATTCACAGCTAGAAACAAAAAAACTGGTAATGTAGCTGCCTTTGGTTCAGAGGAAGCTAGGGATAAAGCTATAGAAGATGGTGGATATGAAGAAGTAGAAAAGAAAGATGACGGTGATGACGAGGAAAAAGAACCAACAAAAAAAATGTCAATAGATGCTAATCCGTTTGATAAAGAAGATAAGAAAGGTGATATTGAAAGTACAGATGAAAAACCCAAAGAAAGAATTATTAATGGAAAAAATAAAACTTTAAAAAAAATAAATTCATCCGAAACAGAAACTTTTTCAGAAGATATTGAACCTAGCGATGAAGATTTTAGTAATGATTTAAAAATACCAGAACCACCGTCTGAGTTTGAAATACCTGAGGAGTTAAATAAAGGCAAGTTTCCAAAAAAATATACAAAATTAATAAGTAGAATGATGAATAGCAAAAGAGTTGGTACAAAACCTGAAATATCTACTTTGATTTCAAAGGGTGGAGCCGGTGCTATATCTGCACAAGCAGGTGAAGTGCTAACTATGATGGCAACTTCTATGAGTGATGATGAGTGGGAAAGTTTACAAAACTCTATGTTAGACCATGAAAAGTCAACAATAGAAAATAATCCTGATTTAAAAGCACCTGGTAAAAGAGTAATAAACAAAAGTTGGATATTGGCAGCTGGTAAGAGTAGAAAAGCCATTAGAGATAGAATTATGAAAAAATATGGTGAAGGAGTTGAAATATCTAATACTGCTTGGGATACGGAAGAAGATGTTAATGCTATGGGTTGGGATAATTATAATGGTTCAAAAGGTTTTTCAACAGACATGTATGTAAAAGTGACGACTAAAGATGGTGAGGATATTATGGATGAGGTGTCTCTTAAAAAGGATGTAAAAATAAACTTTCTGAATTCTTCTACTGGTAAATTTAGAGAATGGGATGGGGATAGTGTTGGTAGTGAGATCGATGCAAAAGAATATTCTAATAAAGAAAGAGACAGTCTTAATAAAGCTATTGAAGAATTTGGATTAGATTTACCTAAACCAACAAGTAGAAAATCAGCAAAAGCCGTATGGATGGCTATGGTTGAAAAAACTGATTATGATACAAAAACAGGTAAAATGACAACAAGTAATCCTCCAACAAGAGAAGAAGAATGGGTTCAATCTCATGTAAAACAAATACGAGATTATACTGCAAATGCAACAAGAGCGGTGGTTGATAATCCTAAATTAAAAGCTGGTATGTTAAAAGATATTAGAAAAGAATTTCCTTTAAAATCTGTTGGTGAAGGTGAAGAAACTATGGCAATAGGTGATTTAAGTTTAGATCCAGATACAATGAAAGAATTATTTGGAACTTCCGACTTTGAAAAAATAAAAGAAAACTTGGTTGTAAATGAAGATGTAGATCCACCAGCATTAGCTTATAAAGCAGGTCTTAAAGGTGAAATGTTTAATGTAGCCAGTATCGTGATAAGACAAGACGGTGTTGGGTATGGTGGTAGTTCGATGAAATTTGAAATGCAAATGGATAAGGAATTTGCTAATAAGTTAAAAGATTCTCACAAAAAGGTATATGGATAATGAAAACACAACTATTATGTACATTTACAACTCAACACAATCTTGAGCAATCAATTCGTGATATAACGAAAAACTTTAAGATTGTATTTGACAAAATTTATGTATTACAAAACGAAGAAAAAACAAAAGAGTTAATTTGTACTTATAATGTAGATAGAGAAGAAAAAATAGATTTTAATGCAGTAAGTAATACCATCTCTTTACACAGAAAGAAAATTACAAATACACTATATACAATAAACGCCCTAAACGAACTGATAAAGACCATAAACAATGGTGTGTTAGACACAAACTATCAGGTCGAATGGGATACCTATAAAAATATGATATTGATTTCCAATAAGGAAGGATTACAGAAAATACCTACAAGAATACTTAAAATAATAGAGTTATAAATGGCATCACCAATATATTTTTTCACCAGAAGTGGTTGTATCTGGTGTCAGAAAATGAAACCGTCCATTGATGAAATAAATAAAACATTAAATGACGAACAAAAGATAGAAATACTTTCTATTGACGACCAAAAATCAAAAACAATCTACGATAACATCATTCGTATGAATAAGCTACAGAATGTTGTTCCACTAATGTATAACTCAAATATAGGAACAACCCTTTTAGGTTATAAGGATATAAGAGACATCAGAAAGTTCCTTAAAGCAGAACCAATCGACTATAAGAAACCATTAACAGCTTTACCTCACTTTGACATAAAAAATAGTTCAATAAAAGACTTGGATAATTGGAAAAAAGATGTTATATTGTGGTATGAAACAAATAAAGCTAATCTTCCATCAAATATCGTAGATAAGGAGAAGATGATTGATATGGTCTATAAACAATTTATGGCTTATCGAACAAAACCCTTGACAATTGAAGAAAGATTTAGTAAATTAGAGGAACAATCACAAGAATACGATGTGAGATATGAAAAGATGAATAAAGAATTGAAAAACCTAAAGCTACAAATAAAAAAGTTAAAAAGACTAAAATAAAGCTTGTTTTTTAATAAAAGAATTCGTATATTATACGGATAGGTTACAAGTAAATATTTTTAATGAATATTTATACTCGTAATACTAATAATAATAAATAAACATAACGGAGAAACATAATGGACTTAGATGCTATAAAAAGCCGTCTCAATCAGTTACAAAATACTACTACAAATAGTTTTTGGAAACCTCAACCTGGAAAATCACAAATTAGGATAGTACCTTATCTACATGATAAAAGCAATCCTTTTAGTGAACTTTTCTTTCACTACTCACTAGTACCAAATAAAACGGTGTTATCACCTTTATCATTTGGACGACCTGATCCAGTTCAACAATTTGCTGACAAACTTAAAGGTTCCGGCAATAAAGATGAATGGATTCAAGGTAAGAGAATCGAACCTAAAATGAGAACTTTTGTTCCTGTGATAGCTCGTGGTGAAGAATCCGAAGGTGTTAAGTTTTGGGGTTTTGGTAAAACTGTTTATCAAGAACTTCTTGGTATAATTGCTGATCCAGATTATGGTGATATCTCAGACTCTACTACAGGTCGTGATATTGTTGTCGAAAGACAAACACCTGCTGAAGCTGGTAATCAATATGGTAAGACAACTATTCGTGTCAAACCAAATCAAACAGCACTTTCCGATGATTCTGCTATGTTGCAGAAACTTTTGGAAAACCAAGCTAATTTGACAGAGTTATATAATGAACCAACTTATGATGAGTTAAAAGAACATTTATCAGGTTTCTTGAATCCACAAGATTCTTCAACAGAAACCGCAAAGGAACCAGAAATGGTTGCTACAGAAAAATCTTCTAATGTAGAAGATGATTTCGATAAGTTATTTAATTCGTAATTAACCGCGTGGTCGAGGTGTGCTGGTTTCCTCCTTTTTCCGGCACACCTCATTTTTTTGGAGAAATAAATGTCAAATAAAGATGAATTAGCCGGTATCCTTGCCGGTGAACTAAACAAACAATTCAAATCACATCAAGTTGCTTACTTCTTAGATGGTGCTCAAGAAACACCAACCGATATTACAGATTGGGTTTCGACAGGTTCTACCTTATTAGATTTAGCAATATCAAACAGACCTAATGGTGGTTTAGCTGCTGGTAGGATTACTGAAATAAACGGACTAGAGGGAACTGGTAAATCACTTATCGGTGCTCACGCTCTTGCTTCTACACAGAAGAAGGGTGGT